TACCAGGATCCTCATTGCGCAGAAACTGTCAATATGATGTCGTCTGCTGAGATTCTTGGTGTTTTGGCTGAACCTGTTCAAGTTTCTCTCGTGTCGGATGTCATAAAAGGCGAGGTTTTGGTTGATAGTCGTGGCCAAGGGAGTTTTCAACGGTGAAAAAAGACGGGGGGAGTGTGTTTTGGGCGGTAAGACGGCTCGCAAAACGCAGGTAGCCCGTCGTATTTTTCAGTTGCGTAAGACGTTTGAGGTTAACACTCAGCAGTTACGGATGAAGGCGATCAAGCGTCTTGAGGAGCTTTTTGTTCTTGCCTCAGATTTTGCTCGGGGCACGTACAAGTTTCAATATAGTGAGGGAAAACGTGAGGTTCTCACCGTTAAGCAGCGTCAGATGTGGGCTCGGATCGCTGCGTACATTGCGCAGATCATGAATACGATTGCTAACGGGATTGATGAACGTCAAATTGATAATGACTTGGCGTTGCTGGAGAAGCTTGTGAATGAAGCAACGGCAAAAAACATCGGTTCACAGCATAGATCGGAAGATGGCCAAGGAGCGAACGCTTCCAAAGCTCCCGGATGATAAACTCGAGTTTTTCGAGCAGGTTCTGAAGATTAAGCCGTTTCCGTATCAAGCAGCTTTTCTTCAGGATCCAGCTGCTCTTAAAGTTCTTAGGTGGCCTCGGCGTGCCGGTAAGACAATGACGATGGCCGGCGATGACCTGTACTTTGCGATGCACAACGCAAACTGCAAGATCATCGTTACCATGCCGAAGTATCAGCAGATCAAAGAGATCTATTTTCAAGCTTTTCATGAGCACCTGGCGCGGATGGAACGCGACATCTACGACGCATATATTGAGTCTGAGCTGCAGACTATAATTCGCTTCAACAATGGAACAATCATCCTGGCTGAGACGCCGGAGCCCTTCACGATCCGCGGCCACGGACCCAAGAAGATTAGCATCGACGAAATGAATTTCATCCGGCAGGATGAGGACCTGTGGCTTAGCGCGCTCTTGCCTATGACGCTCACCCAGACAGTTCAGATCGACGTTGCGAGCACGCCGTGGAACAAAGACAGCATCTACTACAAGATGTGTTATGACAAGACTTTCAAGATCTTCAGCGGCAACATCTTCGAGCGGGATCCTCCCAGATATTTCCTTACATGGAAAGAAGTGCAGAAGCCAAACGGACCGCTGGATCCGTATCAGGTTGAGGTGATGCGGGAGCAGTATGCGGGAGATCCTTGGCGTTGGAAGCGTGAGATGGAAAGCAGCTTCGTCGACGACGAAACCGCATTCTTCCCGAGTAGCCTCATAATCAAGTGTCAGAACGACCAATTGGAATTTGCCAAGTTTGAAGATAGTCTCCAAGGTGATTTCTTTCTTGGCTGGGACCTTGGGCGGGAAAGAGACCATAATGCTATTGCGATCGTCCAGAAAGAAGCTGACGTGTGCCGTTTGGTGCACTGCAAGCAGTTTCCTCTTGGAACGCCGTATGTGACTGTGATGGCTTACATCAAGTCACTTTGCGATCGCTGGAAACTTGTGAGAGCTGTCTATTACGACCACACGGGCACGAAGGGCATGGATGAAGAGATTAACAAAGCCGGTTTTCCTGGAATATTCGGCGTGGATTTTACGCAGCAGACGAAGCATGGTATGGCTTCGGCTTTGAAAGAGTTGATGATGTCAAGCCGAGCAAGTGATAAAGCCTTGCCTGTCCAGGATGCGCGGCGCCGTTTTGAGTTGCCGTTTGACCAGGACCTCCAGGCAGAGCTCAATGTTGTACAGTGGGAGCAGCGGCCTGGGAGCGAATTGTACAGTTTCAGTCATCCAGAAGGGTCGCATGATGACCGGTTCTGGGCTACGTGCCTGGCAGTCTATGCGGCTGTGAAGATGATCGTGCGGAAAGGGTCCGTTGATTTTGGCAGTGTCGGCGAAAGGTAATGTTTGGACGCAAGAAGAAAGCTGAGCCTCCAAAGCGTACGGGGCAAGTTGATCTTGAAGGGAAAAGTAGCGGTGCATACCTTATTGCGAGTACCGAAACAGCCTCTATAAGTGCTCAGTCGAGGATAAGGGGAAGACTTCAAGAAGCCAAGCTCATCGAGGCTTCTGTCAATCCGGCTACTGCTGTCAAGATGCCCGTTGGCGCCGTTAGTGGCTATGAGTACCCGGATGACTTCAACGATTTCCAAGACTATATCGATGCGTACTATTACATTCCGTACGTTGCCCGGGCTATTGACATCAAGCAATTTATGATTTGGCAGATGGGCTATGACTTGGAATGTGACGACGAGCCCAGCAAGAAAAGACTTACGGATTTCTTGACGAAGATTCAGGCTGACACTGTTATTCGAGACGGAAACCTTTTCGCCCTTCTTTTCGGGAATATGTACTGGAAAATTCAGAAGGATAAGAAAGACTTTTTGCGCCCGTTGAACCCGATAGGCATGGGCTTGAAACTTGACTCAGAGTCTGTCGTCACTGAGTACCGTTATGAAGTTAAGATGGGGAAAGTGGATCGGTTCAAGCCCGAAGAAATTCTGCATTTGAAATTCAACGCTGAGCCCTGGAGTCTCTTTGGCGTCAGTACTCTTCGGAGGGTCCTGCCGACTGTTAAAGCTCTCCTTTTCATGGAGGAAAAGCTCCCGTGGATCGCTCGACGTCGTGCAGATCCTTTGTTGCTTGTTAATATTGGGGCGAAAGACGGGCAGGTTGACGATGAGAGTTACAAGCGGATCAAGGACAGCATAATCAATCGGAAGCCGGGCGAGGACATTTTCAACCAGAACCAGATCATCGAGTCTGTCCAGGAGATTTATCAGAGCGCTAGTGTCGGCGGCCGTCAGACTGTCGAGCCTATCATTGCTCATTTCGTAAGGAATCTTGTCGCAGGCCTCGGCGTTCCCGAGCCAGCTTTAGGGTTTGGCGGGACAACGACGATGGCGACAGCAGACTACCAGGAGCGGATCCTCCACAGCGAGATCCGCGCATATCAACGAGCCCTTAAACGTCTTCACGAGTCTGTGATTTTCCCTCTGGAGAAGACGTCGACGCCGGTCAAGTTGATTTGGAGGCCGCTGACTGAGGAAGATAAGGCGACTTTGAGTAAGACGTTGCAGGGCGAGGTTGAACATGCGATCGTTTCGCCAGAGTTTGCGAGGAAGCGGCTTGGTTATCCTGATGATGCTCGGAAGGGCGTCGTGATTGACAGTAGGCTCGTTCCAACTACAGTGGCTTCGGAAGCTGCTCATCAAGAAAGGCACTGTGACTCAAGCAAACATCAAAGCTGAACTTTGAACCAACTAGAATGCCCTGCCGTACTGAACATCTGCATACACGCGAACACGGAAATGGTGTGATGGGTTTCACACACAATCAAGTCAGTACGGGCAAGGCAAACCACTAGAAGAAACTGCAACCCTAAAACTGTTTCGCACTAACTATCGGTGCCTCTTGATCCTATGGGAAATCGAATTGTAACGGTGAAGTAAAATGCCGAGACACCGAGACTTTCAGAAAATCTATGACGCCTTTATGTGGCGTTACTGTGAAGACCACAAGGAATGCGATATCGGAAAAACCTATTACTATGCTTGGTTGAACAAGTTGGGCCTTGATGACACTAAAGCGTATCAACGGCCTCAAGAGAAGTTCCAATGGGCCCAGAAAACAATACAGTTCTTGAAAGAAGATGAGTCCTCTAAATATTATCAGGTAGAGGTGCTCTTTCCACTTTCAAGCATGAATAACAATCTGTACACAAGGGATGATCTAGTCAAGAATGGTCGAAGTTTGGCCGCTGCCAGCAGGGTTGGCAGTGTCATCGACCTTAATCATGATGAAATGATAGACGGGATTACCGTTCCCTCGTCCGATGTTGAAGACGATGTCCTTGAGGCAATTCTGAAAGTCCCCAAAGATCTTGTTTACACGGGTTCACGGTATCCTCAATATCAACAGAGAAAATATGTGGACTTGATCGATACAGAAGAGATCATGCAGGTCAGCATTGAAGGTGAGTGTACTCTTCTCGGTGAGACAGTTGGATCACCACAAGCCATTCTTCAAGTTGGCCATGTCTGTCCTGGCCTTGTGGTCTATAGACTTGCCCTTCTCACTAAGGATGTCTTACCGGGTTTTCCTTTGACTCGTATTATGCCGGTTGAGAAACTGGTTGAATCCTTCACAGTCACAGATGTGACCAAGATGAGTGAACAAAACAATTCTAATCCGCCTCCACAACCTCCAGGAACGAACAGTACGCAGCCTCCGAAACCGCAAGAAACTGAGTGGACCGCAGCTTACATCAATGACCTTCCAGATTCAAGCTTCGCCGCGATCGAGCCTGCTTACCCGGAAAAGACCCAGGATAAACAGTGCCGGCACCTACCGTACAAGGACAAGGATGGAACAGTAGATCTTCCACACTTGCGCAATGCCTTAGCGAGAATGGATCAGATTCAGCCGGTAACAGACAGCATCACAACTGACGAGCTCAGGGCGAAAGCTCAGAAAGTCTTGATTGCCGCTGCGAAGGCCGCTGGCGTCGGAAACTACGAGTTCAAAGAGCAACTTGCTGAGATGGAGACTAGACTGAAAGCGTTCGAAACTGAATTAGACCAGTTGAAGAAGCCGAAGGATCTTCCGAAGCAAGAACCGCCGAAAGACCAACCCTGCAAGTGTGTCTTAACGAAAGAAGGATACTGGGCGCGGTTCCATCAATTGCGAGCTGAAGGACTAGATCAGAAGGACGCATATCGT